ATGATTCAAGTGAATCGAATTTATTTAATTTTTAACCGACTAGTGACCAAAAAATTTTTAGTGGACACTAGTGAAGCCAAACTTGAAGCCGACAAAAAAGCATGGCAGGAATACTTCATTGAGTACGGAAACTATCAGGAGAAGCGCAAGAACCTTGTACAGAAATACAATGACGAGATAGTCAAACTGCAAACCGACAGCCCGGAGTACGCTTCCAAGGTAGCCCAAAAGAACAAGGCTCTTGAACAGCTTGATGAACAGTTCGGTCACTCCACAAAGGCGATGGCAGACCTCTTTGAAGATACCAGCAATAAGTCCGTTTCCGCTATTCAGTCCATCATTGATAAGTATGAAACACTTGTCAAGTACATGTCTGGTCAAAGGAAAGTGACGGAACAAATGTTACACTTGACGAATTGAAAGCACTCGGATTCACTGATAAGGACATTGAAAAGATAGAAAAGGGTGAAATCTCCATAAAGGACGTAACAGATGCAATCAGAGGGCTAAAGGATGAGCTGAAAGGCAAATCACCGTGGCAGGCTTTCGTCTCTGACTTGGAGAAAGGGATAGAAGCCATAAAAAAGGGTGGCAACGATTCCAAGAAAATCGGTCAAGGAATCACCGATATAGGAAATACTGTGACGTCTTTTGCCCCTGCATTGAATGAGTTTGGCTCAAGTATCGCCGACATATTCGGATTTGACGACAGTAAGATAACAAGTGCCATTGATGCGCTTGGCGGCTTAGGACAAACGGCATCCGGGGTCGGGCAAATCATGTCGGGTGATATTGTCGGAGGCGCAATGAGTGCGGTTTCTGGAATTTCCTCTGTAGTGTCCGCATTGGACGGGATGTTCGGTGCCGATTATTCCCATTATAACGAGATGGTTGAGGAGTACACCAGGCTCAATGAGATATGGGATGAACTGATAGACAAGAAGCAGGAATACATCAGCATTTCCTACGGCATGGAGGTAGACAAGGTAGGAGAAGAGGCGCTTGGCCTTGTTGAAAAGCAAATTGAGGCATATCGCCTACTGGGAAAAGAGCGCCTTAATTCCGGTGCATCCGCAGGTTCCCATTCCATTGGCAAGCGGATGGCAAAGAACACCTCGTCAAGCGACTGGCAGGACATTGCCGACGCACTCGACATGTCAGTCAATGCCGCCAAAGAGTTTATCGGGACCGGAAGAATGACCGGACTGTTTGACCTCACTGTTGAGCAATTGGAGAAACTTAAATCCGAAGCTCCTGCCTTCTGGGCGAAGATGGACGGTGACGTGCAAGAATATTTGAACGGCATTATAGATGGAGAGGAAAGGATTGAGGATATTCAGAACCAGATTAGTGAACAACTGACACAGACAACGTTCGATAGCGTTTTCGACAGTTTTGTGGATACTCTCATGGATATGGGCAGTTCCGCGAAAGACTTTTCTGACAGTTTCAGCGAATATATGCAGCGTGCTGTACTTACCACAATGGTAGGAAACAAATTTACCGAGGACCTTCAAACGTGGTACGATGCCTTTGCCCAGGCCAATAAAGACCAAGGAGGCATTACGAAGGAGGAGATGGAGGCTCTTCGGAAGCAGTATGACGCAATCGCCGGTTCCGCACTTGCCGAACGTGACAAGCTTGCGGAAATTTTCGGATGGACCAAAGAGGATATCGACAGTAGCACGGATAATTATGAGAACTTCATCGGTAGCATGCAGGATTCTCTTACTTCCCTTGATGTGACAGCCAAGGATGTTTCTGACAATATCTATGATTACTTCCGTCAAGCAATGATTAACGCTCTGTATGAAAAGGAGTACAAGAGCAAGATGGAAGAGTTGTACAAGACCTTTGAAGGGCTTTCCAAAGACGGATTGTCCGAGAGTGACATGGTACAAATCGGCTCTCGGATTGACCAATACATTGAGCAGATGATGAAGGGCGTAGAGGACGTTAATAGTTTGTTTGCTGACAAGCTGAAGAACGCCGAAGACCTGCAGTCGTTTGTTGATAACGTCAAGTCTGCCATGTCTTCCATCGAAGCCACCGCCGAAGACATAACAGACAATATCTTCGAGTACATCCGTCAACAAATGGTTGAGAAGATGTTTGCCGATACCTTCCAACCACAGATAGAAGAGTTTTATAAACGGGTTCAGAAAGCCATGTCTGACGGCGATATAACCGATGCTGAACGTAATACACTGAGAAGCGAAGCTGAAAAGTTGGCTAATGACATCGTAGCCGCCAAAGACATTCTTTCTGATACTCTTGGCATTACTGAGAGTAACATGAAGAAGGAACTTGAAGAGGAATTCAAGTCCTTCTCCGATGGCATATTGAACTCTCTTACCAATGCCGAGGTAACAGCCGAAGCCGTTGCCAAGAATATCTCCGAATCCATGCGCAAGGAACTTATCGAATCCATGTATATCGAGCAATATGAACCACGTATCAAAGCTATCTGGGAGAAATGGAAGGAATACTCGGAGGATGGACTTGTAACCGATGAAGAACGTGCCAATATCAAGAATGACATTGACGAATTGAGCAAGGAGGTTGCCGATGCTGCCGGGGAAATCAGTGACGCGTGGAAAGACTCTGGAGAGGAGGTAAGGAAAGCGTTCAACTCTTTCTCCGACAGTATCAAGAGTGTGCTCTATGACGCAGAAGCTACCGCCGAGGACATAGCCGACAATATCTATCAATATATGCGCAATGCCTTGGTGGATTCCATGTTTACTGCCCAGCTCCAGCCTCAGATTCAGGCCTGGTATGACAAATATACCGAATTTATGAAAGACGGTGCCATTGATACGGCCGAGCGCAAGACTCTGGACAAGATGATAGCCGAAATTCAGAAAGCCGGTGTCGACATTGTGGATGCGGCTAACAAGCTTTTCCCCACTCTTGATACGGGAGCCATCAACCGTGCGGAAGAAGCCGCCCAGGAAGCGGAGAACGCCCGTAATGAAGCTGAGCAGGAATGGGAGTCGTTCTCTGATGGTATTCTGAATTCCTTGTACGATATAGAGGCCACAGCGGAGGATATTTCCGATGACATGAGCGAATACATGCGCAAGGCTTTGATTAAGGCCATGTATGTGGAGAACTTCAAACCACAGATGCAGAAGTGGTACAATGAGTGGAAAAAGGCCATGGGAGATGACGACCTGACTTCCGAAGAAAAGCAGCTCCTCGACTCCATGAAACAGACGATGGTTGACGACATGAAGAAAGAAGTTGATGCCATCAACCAGTTCTTTGGAACCATGTTTTCACAGCAGGCGAGTAGTAAGGGTTTTGAAGCCATGTCACAAGATACCGGCGAAGAACTTAACGGACGTTTTACAGCTTTGCAGGTTGCCGGGGAAGAAATAAAGAACCAGTCCATTCAACAGACCGGTTTACTTTCATCCATCAATGGCAAACTTTCATTGCTCAATCTTAGAAGCGAGGATGTCCCAACTTTGTTATCTGGAACTCCTAATTTCGCAGATAGAGCCAAAGAGACAATAGCGAGCGGCTATCAGTCGCAGGTACATATTGTTTTCCCGACAGAGGACATAAAGGCATTGACCGATAAAGTCTCCAATATGGAAAGAATCGTAGATGAAATGAGAACATTCCAAGTAGAAGGTAACATGGACCGTAGAGATATACTTGAAAACTCTGTTATTCTTGCCAAGAATAGTCCGCGAATACTCGATAATACAAATGATATCAAGCAGGATATAAAGAATCTATAATAGTTATGGCAGAATTAATAATAAACGGAAGAGAAGCCCTAAAAGAGTGGGGTGTTAGAATGGGAGATAACTTTCTTGATGTACTGGGAGCACCGGTACCTCTGAAAGAGTTTATAGAGAATAAATCACGCTTGGAACATGGGAAACAAGTTCTTATGGATAACCCCAAGCTTGATGAGCGTGAGTTAACTCTTGTTTTTACAGTAGAAGGTGATTCTCCTGCCGATTATCAGGCAAAGAGAACAGCTTTTTATGAAGAACTTTACAAAGGTAAAATTGATATTCAGATTCCTGAGAACAGTAGTGATATTTATCATTTGCTATATTTAGGAAAGAGCGTTGCTTATGCCCAAAGCTTAGACCGAACATTTGGGAAAATATCAGCCAAATTCTGTGAGTATAATCCATCTAACCGTGTTGTAGGCTAGAAATTTACGACATTAAATTCATTGTCGTGTATGGAAGCTCTAATTTTTAGGGCTTCTTTTTTTTATGTCCGACCTTTGTTTATATGATAGATATTAAGGACATACAAGGCAATACCTGCTTTTCAACTGGTATCAATCCCGGTGCAAAAGGCAAGTTCTCTTTAATGAAAGAGGACTATGTCGTACTACCTTTTAATACTCTGTCCCCAGTCGATTTCCAAGTAGGTGATTACGTTGACCTGCGTGGGGTACTCGATGCCTCCATGGGCGGTAAATTAGCAAAAATCTATCAGATTGTAGATATTCCCTATCCGACCTACAAGAACGGAGGCTACTCCTATGAACTTCGTTTTGACGCTTACTATTTCAAGTGGAAAACAAAGATATTCAAGTACACCCCGGAGTACGGAGGACTGGAAGCGTCCTGGTCCCTTACCGCTTCACTGGATGTCCAGATGGGTGTATTCCTTCGCAATTTGAAAGCTCTTGGTTATACTTATGGAGGAAAGGATTTCACGTTTTCCATTGACAGCAGTGTAGAGAACTCATCAAAGCTGATGACTTATGAGAACATGAACCTCATTGACGCCATGTTTAGCATGGCAGAGAAATGGGGCTGTGACTGTTGGGTAACGGACCATGTAATCAACTTCGGACGCTGTGAGTTCTCGGATGCCGTCACGATTGAGCTTGGGAAGGAGGCTAAAGACATCAGTAGAAGCGACAGCAAAGGTACTTATGCCACAAGAATCTATGCGTTCGGTTCAACGCGCAACATCCCTACCAACTATCGCCCGATAGACCAGAGTGCCGTCGTTAATGGCATCGTTCAGAAGCGCCTTATGCTTCCGGCAGGTACTCCATACGTAGACGCCCGCGAGGGGTTGAGCGATTTGGAAGCTATCGAAGCAGTTGTTGTATTCGACGACATATATCCGAAGCGGGTAGGGGAGATTACCGATGTAAGCTCTTATGAAAGTGAGGTGAACAACGAGGATGGCACGAATACTAAAGCTACCTTCTACCGTTTTACTGATACCGGAATAAGCTTCTCGAAGGAATACATTCTTGAGGGTCAGGAACTCAAAATCAAGTTCGAGTCCGGTAAGCTCAACGGCATGGAGTTCGGCGTAGCTTTTAATCCTCTTGGTTTGACCGAAAAGAACGACGACGGCACATGGAATCCTGATGCCCAGCTTTGGGAGATTGTACAGAATGAAGACTACGGCCGTTCCTTGCCGGATGAAGTGTTGTTCCCTTCAAAAGGTGACAAGTATGTACTGTCTGGTTGGAATGCCGAGAAGATAACCGAACTTGGGCTGGTGGCTGCTGCCGAAGAGGAACTGCTTGCCACTGCAAAGAAGTACGTGGCAAAGACCTGCATCGACGACGGCACCTATACGGCTACGCTCAACTCCATCTGGGTACACAAAGACCAAATAAATCACAGCTTTGACATAGGACAGCGCATCAACCTTGTCAATCCTGCCTACTTCAAGGACGGGCGCTTGTCCCGTGTCATCGGCTTTGAAATCAACCTCGACAAGCCTTACGATTCCCCGCAGTATACGATTGGCGAAAGCACCGCCTATTCCCGCCTTTCCGATATTGAAACGCAAGTCGAAGAGTTGACTTTTAAGGGACAGACCTTCACCGGTTCGGGAGGAAGCAACATCTATGTCATCAAGACCAACGACGCTACGGCCGCAAGCAACTTCAATGTATTCTCTGCTTTACGTACCCTAAGAATGTTCTTGAGAAAGGATGCAAGCGACGTAGCGGAGGAGGTTATCACATTCTTAAAAGGCCTTTTGATTGGCAAGAATGGCAGTGGTATTACCGTCCGTGAAGACGGTACTTCCCAAGCTGTCGTTGACCGTCTGTATGTGAAGATAAAGGCCGTCTTTGAAGAACTGCAGGTTAAGAAAGCCACCCATGTAGGCGGTGAACAGATAATCACCCATGCCGGTATGAAGTGCATCCGCGTGGAGGAACTGGAAGATGCCTACCGCTGCTATTTCCTTGCCGAGCAGGAAGGTGAAGCGATAGCCAACGAATTTAGTGTAGGCTCGCTGGCGCAAGCAAAGGAGTGCAACATCGTCGAAGGGACTACCCTGAACGCCTCCAACCGCTACTATTGGCGTGAGGTCATGGCTGTGGGACGTGACTATATTGACTTATCCAAGACCATCTGTGATGAAGGTAGCGATGCTCCACAAGCAGGTGATGATATTATAGGATTGGGGCACCGTACAGATGTAGACCTTCAAAGCGCAATCGTGCTATCGTCTACCAACGAGACATCCCCGTCCATTACTTTCTACACCGGCATTGACGACTTCAACCTAACGGAGAAAGATGTAATCTCCTTCGGTGTTGACAAATCCACCGGGCACGCCTACATGAAGGTGTACGGTACTTCCTATATCGGTGCCCGTGATGAAAGCACTTACATCAAGTACACTCCGGAAGGTGGAGTAGAAATCAAAGGGCGATTCCTTACGATGGCCGGTGAGGACATCCTGACAATGTTCACTGTCATTGAAGGACTTATCAAGTCTGAAATCTCATCCGTGCGTGATGAAATCAATGCCCTGAACAACTACTTGAACAATGCGTCTTTTGCCGCTGACATGCAGTACTGGACCGGTAGCAGCAACATACGCATCTTCCGAGTTGACGGCCGGCTACTGTACTTCAACAGTAACTTCTATGCGAACAAGGAATCTTTCGCCGATATAGTAAGCGAACGCGCAAAGAATGTGCTACGCCTTAAGAACAGCTATATCGAGCAGGTCAATTCAGACTTTTACCGCCATCCGGATTTCGAGACTTTCGACGAACTCAAGCGCCCCCGGCAGTTCACTATCTCTTTCAAATATTTAGTGAAACGCCCCGGTACTCTTGCCTTCCATTTCAAGGATGAGAAGAAAGAAGGTTTTGAGGAATACACCCCGATTTCCTTTTCTAAGGACCTATATCCCGGTACCGAATTCAAACAGATGGAAATAACCGGCAAGTGGAACGGTACCGGTAATTTCTATATGTCCTTCACCGGTGACATGTACTTGTATGCACTGACGCTAACCGATGATGCTCTTGCCGACCTGCGCGAGGAATTCAATATGCGCTTCGAACTTACAGACAAGAAGATTCAGGCGAACCTTGACGAAATCAGAAGCACGTCAGGTAAGCTTGAAGAGTATCACAGTGAATTCCTGCTGACTGCGCGCAACCTCGAAGCGAAGTTCACAGAGGACCTGACGAATACTGAGAGTCGTATAACGCAAGAATACACCTCTGCCATCGACATCTCCGCCCGTGGCCTAAAAGCTGAATTCACGTCCGGTCTTGCAGACCTTGGGACGGGAATCACCGAAGCATACAAGTCTGCCATCGGCATATCGGCCCGCGAGCTTCGTGCAGACTTCAGTGCGTCTGTCTCTGACCTGGATGGCAGGATGTCCGCCCATGCAGGCGGCTTCCATGTGACGGCCGAGAAGATAGAAAGCATGGTGAGTGCCACAAACAGCCTGAAGGGTACCGTGGAACAGCATACCTCAGCCATTAGCCAGACAGCCAGCCGTATAGACCAGTTCGTGCAGAAGATAACCTTTGATTCCAAAGGCAACATAACCAATATCGACAAAGCCGGTCTAGTTACAGAAGGCAATATTGCCACCATGTTTGCGGAAAAGGTCGACCCCAACGGTGATATCGTTAGGCGTGCTCAAATCAGCTCCTTCATAACGCAGGATGAAGCGGGGGATATCATATCCAATGCCACGATTCAGGCCGACCGGATAAACTTTACCGGCAAGACCATTATCAACGGGCGGTTTGTGGTCGATGCGGGCGGTAACCTTTTCCTCAATGACATTACCGCGAACAACCTTACTTTGAAAGGCAATATTTCAGGAATTGACGCCATACTTAATGATGTCGTGGCCAACAACCTGACATTGACGGGAATCATATCGGGCACCGATGCCACACTGAATGATATTACGGCCAGTAATCTCATATTGAAGGGTGACATATCCGGTGCGGATGCTGCCCTGAATGACATTACTGCCAATAACCTCACCTTGAAAGGGAGCATAACGGGCCGTGATGCCGTGTTGAATGACATTACGGCCAACAATCTTACCTTGACGGGGAACATTTCAGGCGCGGATGCTGTATTGAACGACATTACCGCGAACAACCTTATTCTGAAAGGCAATATCTCCGGTACGAATGCCGTCCTTAACGACATTACTGCCAATGGTACGATAAACGCCTCCGGCGGCCGGATAGGTGACTATCTGTACCTGCACGGTAATGGCATATCCACCAATCCTAAAGCGTTCGTGACCGACCTTACCGACGGAACCACGCAATTCGAACTCAGCAAGAGCTACTATCTGCATGCGATAGCGTCGGACGGAGGAGCCAATAGCATCCTGATAAGGCCCTACCAGACTATGGAAGCGGGCACAGTCAAAGGGGTGGTAACCATCTCTGCAACCATTCCGGGGCGCAATAGGGTCATACACGTATCTTCCGGCGAGAGCTATTTCGGTGGTGATGTGATAGTGGGGAAGATGTATGCTCCGTCCTCCGGGACTCTGGAAATTGCCGGGCCGCTGAAGACGCAAGGTGTATACCGGAATACTGACGTGATACTCTCTTCGGTTACAAGGTACAGCATTAAGGCGACCGACCACACACTGCTTTTTTACGGCAACTGTACTATATCCCTTCCGTCCTCTTCTGACGGGCATGAGATATGGATAATGCCGAACGGGAATACCATCAGTTTTCCTTCCGGTACGTTCGCGAACTCTTCCAGGACGAATATCAACGGGCGTGAATGGCATGTGATAAAACGGGTTTTGGGGAATTGGTATCTGTCATGGATGAGTATATAGAATAATTAAAATAAAAAGTATGAAAATCAACTTTAAGAAAATCGAGGCCCAGACCTCATTCGAAGGCGCCAAGCAGACCTTCGACGTAGCCGAAACGGTCGGCAATGAAATGATGTACAACGGAAGTATCCTTCTGGATATAGGCTTTGAAGACCTGGCACGGGAAATCTACTACTCGAAAGATGCGGTGGAAATCCCGGAACAGTATTGCAAGGCTCTTGAACTTGTGGTGAAGAACTCGCGGCTCATAGCTGCCGTGAAACGTGCGGTAATTAACCAACTGAACGTCATCCAGCCATCTTAAATCAATTCTGAAAATTATGGTATTGGAATCAAATCAGTTCAACCAGCTTGTAGAGGAGGTGAAGAAAGCCCTTCTTGTCGGCTCCCAAGGTGTGGGCGATGTGGAGATTGTCGATTCGCTGGCCGATATCGTGAGCCTGCCCGCCCTCCGTCTTGCCGGTATGGAAGAATCGGTGGTCGAGGCACCGCTTGAGTTGCTGTCTGCCCCTGCTGAGGAAGCTGCTGAGGAAGTGCGCAAAGCCGAAGCGGAGCGTGTCATAGTGGAGAACGCACGCAAGGAAGCTGAGAAATCCCGTGAAACGGCTGAGACAAAGCGTGCTTCATCTGAAAGTACCCGCGCATCTGCTGAAACTACGCGTATCAATGCCGAAAAGGAACGTGTGACAGCCGAAGGTCTCAGGAAAACGGCAGAGACAGAGCGAGGCAAAGCTGAAGCGGTCCGACAGACGTCTGAGACCGGACGGGCAACTGCCGAAACCGGCCGTGTTACTGCCGAAGGTAAACGTGTCAGCGCCGAGGAGGAACGTAAAAATGCTGAGACAGTGCGGGCCAACGCAGAGTCAACCCGACAGACAGCCGAAACGGGTCGTGTCAATGCTGAAACCAGTCGTGCTACAGCAGAAGGTAAGCGCGTTACTGCTGAGAATACCCGAAGCACTGCTGAGGATACACGTAATAGTGCGGAAACTAACCGCCAAACAGCCGAAACCGGACGCGTAAATGCTGAAAGTACCCGTGTCACTGAATTTGCTGCCCTCAAGCAGGAATCGGAGACGGCTACTGCGAATGCTACTGATACGGCAGAACATCCTACCTACATCGGTGCAGACCACTATGTATACCAATGGGATAAGAGCGCTAAAGAATACGTTAAGACGGATATCTATGTGAAAGGCAAGCCGGGAGATACATTCACCCTTCTTGGACGTTACGATACGCTTGATGCCTTAAAGACTGCTGTACCTGACGGGGCAAACATCACTGGTTTCTATTCCGTTGGAACTACATTGCCTTATACATATTATGCCTGGTATAACGGTGATTGGCAAAGTCAAGGACAATTGCAAGGTCCAAAGGGCGATAAAGGCGAGAAGGGGGATACGGGAGCGCAAGGTCCTCAAGGCGTACAAGGTCCACAGGGCATGAAAGGTGATACCGGTGCCACAGGACCGCAAGGAGTAAAAGGTGATACTGGTGCTACCGGTCCTGCTGGTGCAAAAGGCGCCACTGGTGCACAAGGAATACAAGGTCCAAAGGGCGATAAAGGAGACAAAGGTGATACGGGTGCAAAAGGCGCTACCGGTGCCACGGGTGCAGCAGGTGCAAGTGCCAGTATTACTGGTGCTACTGCTACGGTTGACGCCAACATCGGTACGCCCTCCGTGACCGTTTCTCTCGGTGGTACCGCATTGGCCAGAACCTTTTCCTTTGCTTTCAAGAACCTGAAGGGTGCTACCGGAGCAAAAGGCGCTACGGGTGCTACCGGAGCTACTGGACCTAAAGGGGCGACTGGTGCGCAAGGACCACAAGGGCCGCAAGGTGTCGGTGACCCGACAGTCACCGGTGCGAATACGGTCACGACACTGGCCTCCCTGCCAATTTCCAAGAGAAGTATCACTGCAAGGTTGGGTTCTGCCACGAACATCAGCCTTGCTTCCGGAATGTCAGTGGGCAATGACTTGTATATCCGCTGCGTCGCATCGGCGGCATTCACACAGCCGATACCCAATACCGGCGCGTTCACTTCGATGTCCGGTACTTCAATCAGTGTTTCCGCTGGAGATATCTTTGAGATTAGTATCTGGTGCTATGCCGCTGGCGCCTATTCAATATCCGTAAAAACAAGGGACTAAGGTTTATGAGTGTATTAAAAAGACGAAGCAATAATATAAAGGACGGTCAGTATGTGATTGCATTCTCCGACAGTAGAGCCTTAATAGATATTTCCAAGGATTGTGGGATGACATGGACCAGAAGACAACCTTCCGACCTTCCTAATGTAAACGAATACTTTTTCAGCAACGATAGAACGAGGATAGCCATGTCCGGAGACGGCAGGCATATCTATTGCTCGTGCTATATGGCAAATGTGGGATTATTGCGTTCTACGGATTTTCTGGAGACGGCAGAACCTTTCAAGCCTGATAATTGCTATTCCGTGTACTCGATAGCCTGCAACGGCAGGGGGAATCTGGTCGCTATTGTGTGTCAGAATAGCAATAACAAATATGATTTGATGCTTTCCGGGGATTATGGGAAAACATGGCGGGTCTCTAATGGATTAAAAGACAATACCGTGCCTCTCATGGGGGTGGAAATGTCCCATTCCGGCAGATACGTAGTGGCATATGCGTCAAATTCTCCCTATTATACTACCCATGAGCTGTTTATATCTTTCGATTATGGAGAAACTTTCAGCAGTGAAATATTCAGGGGGCCTATCACAAAGATTGCCATTTCCGGTGACGGCAAATACATGTTGTGTTGCTGCAACAGGGAGAGTTCATCAAAGTTATACTATGCCTATTATTCCGGGGATTATGGGAAGACGTGGACTAAAATTACCGATTCGAGTTTCTCTGCCCGTACATTGGCTGTATCCTATGACGGGAAATATATGGTTATAGAGGGGGGGTACTCTTATTCCGGTGCACGTATATCCGCTGATTACGGAAAAACCTGGGCATTGAAACATTCCGTTATTGGCAATAGCTTTGCTTTGGGGCTGTCGTCTGACGGAAAGTATGCGATAGCACAGGAAAGTTCTTCTCCGTATCGTATGTTCAAATCTTCGGATTATTTGGGCTCATTTACTGAAATAAATACAGCACCGCTTACATCAGGTATTAGAGCGAATTACCGATTTATCATAATGAATAAAAATAGGCTTTAACAATAATGCAATATATACATATTTATTCAGAGGAGAAAGTTGTCCGTCTTGATTTTGAACTGGACGGAAACTATGAAGTGGGTACAACCTATGAGGATTACCTGAATGGAGCCTGGGTACCGTTGAATGCGGAACAAAAAGCATTTTATGAAACCCATCCGGCAGCGTCTGCAAAGGAAATTCTTGAATGTGAATTAATCCCTCCCTATGAGCCGACTTTGGAGGGTGTGAAGAGCGCGAAGGTCAATGAAATTGCTGTTTACGACGGGTCCGATGCCGTGAATTCCTTTACGTTTGGCGGCAAGCGGATGTGGCTTGACAAGGATACGCGGGTAGGACTGGCAAACTCAATCACTATTGAGCAGGCTGCGGGCAAGGAGACAACCGTGCTGTGGTATGATACCGTGAAGTATGTAATCCCCATTCCTCTTGCCTTGCAGATGCTGGCCGCACTGGAACTGTATGCCCTGGAATGCTATAATGCCACGCAGGAACATCTGGCCGCGGTTATGGGACTTGCTACGAAAGAGGAGGTCGGAGCGTATGATTACACTTCCGGTTATCCTGAAAAATTAGTGTTCAACCTTTAAATTGATGGCTTATGATTTACTTATATTTTATGTCGCTGTTTTTGCTCACTATGTACATAATGTATGCGGTGAGAGTGTGCGGAGTGCCCTGGTCTCTCTCTGACACCTACTATCAACTGAAGAAACGGAACCGCCCGGCGTGGCTGTTTCAGGCGGCGATGGTTGTTCCTGCCATGCTGCTTATACCGGTATGGATTGATTGCTCCAATGAGAGCTTTCAGTTTCTTGCTTTCCTGGCTTGTGGAGGGCTGATGTTCGTAGGGACGGCACCGCTGTTCAAAGAGGAGTTCCAAAGTAAAGTTCACTATGTGGGTACTGTCGCCTCGGGGTTGGCCACAATTCTCTGGGTATGTTTTGCCGGGATGTGGTATCTGCCGACCATTGCATTCCCGATTGCCGGACTTTTCATATTGAAATACCGGAAATGGCTGTTCTGGGCAGAGTTGGCTGCGTTTGCTTGTGCTTATGTGGGAGTGTTTATAATTTGTATCAACTGTTAGACTTGAAGGAATGGGAGTGAATGATTGGATTATGTTGATGACCGCCCTCGGTGGTATCGAGGGCATAAAGCAGCTTATCAAGTGGTGGATGTCCCGTAAGACCAACGCGCGTATTGAGGACGCGCATGCTGATGTCGAGGAGTTCAAGGCATTACGGGAGTACAACGAGTTCCTGCAGAAGCAGCTTTCGGAGAAGGAACAGCGGTTTGTGGAACAGACTGACCGGCTCCGTAAGGTGCAGGATGAATTGTTTACACTGAAGGAGACTAATTCTGACCTGAAACTGGAACTGGCGCTTAAACGGTGTGAGAGAAAGAAGTGCGGTGATAGAGAACCGCAAAACGGGTATTAATTGAATAAGGAGGAAAATTGAAATGGCGAATGTGAATCAACTTGCACCGTTTATCCTAAAATGGGAAGGCGGTTTCGTGAATGACCCGGCAGACCTTGGAGGTGCTACGAATATGGGGGTGACTATCGGTACGTGGAAGTCATGCGGCTACGACAAGGACGGTGACGGTGATATAGACGTGGATGACCTGCATCTGCTTACCCGTGAGGATGTCGTTAAACGGGTGCTCAAGCCGCATTATTGGGACAGATGGAAAGCCGATTTGATAACGAGCCAGTCTGTGGCGAATATCCTTGTCGATTGGGTGTGGGCATCCGGTGCACACGGAATAAAGATACCTCAACGCTTGCTTGGTGTTACTGTGGATGGCATAGTAGGACCCAAGACCATTGCTGCGGTGAATGCCAGGAACCCGCGTGAGTTGTTCGACATGATTAAGATTGCACGGTTCGACTTCATCGAGGATATATGCCGCAAGCGTCCGGCGAACAATAAATTCAAACGGGGGTGGATGAATCGGATTAACGATTTAAGGTTCGAGGAATGAAAAAGTTACCATGGATATTAATTGTATTGCTGGCAATTGCTTGTGTGGCGGCTTGGTTCCGTCCGCATGAACAGCCTCCGGCAGAAGTGCGTGTAGAGACGAAGATAAAGACGGTTGTCAAGGTAGATACGATGCTTATCTCTGTACCTATGGCTGTGTTCTGGCGTTTCGTGCCGGATGATACGACACGGATAGGTGATACCTTGCTTCATCGTAAGCAAGTGATATATAGAGACAGCTCGTATCGGGCTGTGGTAAGTGGATATGTAGACCCTCGGCTGGATAGTATGGTGGTGTATCCGAAGACTGTGTATCAGACGGTGACGAATGATATCTATCATCCGGTTCCCATCAAGTCGAAGAAGAAGCGTTGGGGATTAGGGTTGCAGGCAGGGTATGGCTATCCGGGTGTTTTTTATGTCGGGGCTGGAGTGAGCTATAATTTATGGCAATGGTGAAATTGAAAAATTAATCTATATCATATAATTTATACTTAATTTTTAGTATCTTTGCCAATAGGTATTCAAAAATAACTCTGTTTAGATTAAAAATGTGTGATTCAGAAGAAACTTTTTATGAAGATGAACGAAGGTTAAAGAATAGTGGAGTACGTAATGTATTTACCCCACATACTCCTATTAATCAAGAAAACCTATTTAGAGGTAGGATTAATGAAGTGCAACAAATATTGTCCACATTAAATACACCAGGTCAACATGTTTTATTATTTGGAGAAAGAGGTGTTGGGAAAAGTTCACTTGCTAATATTGCGTCTAATAAGCTCATAAAAATTGCAGGAAAAGAACTTGTTGTTAAACGTTGTTCTAAATCAGATTCGTTTTCTACTATATTTGAAGATGTTTTACTTAAATGTGGAGTTGATATTTCTATTTCAACAAAGAATAATACAAGTAGTGTTACATTCAATGGGTTTGGATATACGGAATGTACGGAGCGTATTGGACTTGCAGACAAGATACAATCTCCTTCGTGGGTATGTAATAAAATTAAAGATTTTAATATTCTTCTGCTCATTGATGAGTTTGATTCTATAAAAGATAGTGATGATAAACATAAAATAGCAGAATTAATTAAGTTATTAAGTGATTCTAATTCTTCTTTTAAGGTTTTTGTAGTAGGTATAGCAGAATCTGCAGAAGAATTAACAGCAGGACATCCTTCTGTACAGAGATGCCTAAAAGAAATCAAACTATCAAAAATGTCACAGAGAGAATTGGTTGATATTATAAATACAGGAGCAGCTAAATTGAACCTAACTTTTACACGAGATGCTAAATTTCGTATTTGTAGATTAAGTTCTGGATATCCTCATTTTACTCATTTAATAGCCTTGAAAGCATCTGAAGTAGCTATTGTGAATGAAATTGCCGCAATAGATATAGAGATAGTAAATGATGCTATTGAGAAGTCTATAAGTGATTGTGAGAATTCTTTGCGTCAATCGTATGATGAAACAGTAAAATCATCTTCAACAATGGTTGTTTATCGGAAAGTTTTATATGCTACAGCTTTATGTTATGATGAATTTATAAGGAGTAAAGACATAAGATTTGTGTATAACTTGATTTTTGAAGAGGTAATCACTCAGCAACGATTGAACCAATATTTGAGTAAACTTGTTTCTAACTCAAATGATAAAATTTTGAGGAGGTTAACAAAAGGTGTATATAGGTTTACTGATCCAAGAATGAGCGCGTATATTCGCTTAGTTCAGTCTGATATGTATTCTGATAAAGAAGATGCTATTTATTCAAAAAAAAAGAATGAGTTTGTTTAAAATATGATGGCTATGATACAGTGTAAAATAATATCTGGTACTTCTTTTATAGAAGTTGAAAAAATGGTTAATCGTTTTTTGCTATTAAATAGAATTGAAAAAATCATTCAAGTTGTTGATATGAGTGATGATCAATATATTGCTATGGCGATATACTATGAATGTCCTAAGCAACGATAAAATGTGTAGATATGTAAGAGATTCTTTGTAAAATTGGAAATTGTTCAATAAGTTGTTTTTTCTTTTATTTTCTGATTTTAGTAATAATTCATACCTATTGTGTATGACATATCCCGACTACTGCCGGGATTTTTTTCAAAAGTTTTGTTTGCTACTTTTTCTTTGATTTGTATTTTTTGTACTGGCTTTAATCATTAATATTATGATTCGGAAAATTGTTAGAGATACAGAGGGAAATATAATAACTGAACGCCCCATTGGTGAGATAGAGATAATACGTCCTCCTTTTCGGTGTATTATCAAACGTAATGGACAAGAAGATGCTAAAAAAGGAAATCGTGTAGTTGTAAGATGTTCGGTTCTAATTTTACCTAATTCAAAGATTCACAAATTCAAATTGGACTTATGGGGATGCAAGGCTATTTATTGGCATAATAGAGTTCATATTATAAGCAATTTTATTACCACGACTTTTTGTGATATAACTTGGGGAGGAGCTTTTGGCCTGGCAGAAAAGTTTTTTAATGATGAGTGTGACAAATATGAGCATCTTCTATTTGAAAGGGAACAAGCTCTTAAAAATGCAGAATAAATAGAAGTTTCTGAAAATATTTTCTATTTATTTTTGTAAGACAGCAAGTTGAAAAATGACAATTTAGGATAAGAATATATGATTTAATGATTATGTCTGAAATAGAAATACCCTTCTTTCGTGTGGAAAAATTGTACAAAAACTGTCAGGTAAAATGTGTTAGATTTTACAAAACAGAATATTATGAAAAAAGTTTATATACCATGCGTAAAGAGGTTCTTGTTGAAAATAAGGTAATCTCATTAGTTTATAAAATTAGAAAGCCTAATGATATTATAGGAATAGCATATGCCTACAAGAATGGTGATATGCAAAGAATGAATGTTTGTAAATGTACTGCGGAATTTGAAAATGAATTTTTTATACGAGACTCAAAAAAGGTCAGTCCATCTGAAGATAACACAGAAATGTTTATTAAAAGTAATAGCTATCCCATTTGGGCAGAAGTATATTATGATGGTAAAGAGTATAATTATGTGTATGGGAATTCTCCATCTGAACAAGTTGAATACTTATTTAAAAAGAATCTTTTAATAAAAGCTGTTAATGGTAGATTACCCGATGAAATTCCATCTATAGAATCATACGATACAAAAGAATTACTCTTAAACGAATTGCTTAAATAACTATTATATATTACATCAGCCATGCCACAAGAAAGTAAATATGCTTACGACGAGGAATCCGTCAAGGCAATAATCGAATGGGCACAAACAACCCAGTTACCCAAGGAGGTGATGCTAAGTGAGGCGGAACACATCATCGATACGTCCATGTATGTTAATGCGAATATCTGCGATATTAAGCAGCATTAATTCATATCTATTGTGTGTGACATATCCCGGCTTTCGTCGGGATTTTTTTCATTTGGGCCCTTCCTTTTATAAAAATTCCCTCAAGTCACGTAGGGAATTTCAGAAAAGCAGTTGTCTTTATTGTAGAATCCGGTATATAGTGTTAGTATAGTCCTTCTTTCAGCCATTGCAGTTTCTTTATACTGGATTTACAGAATGTTCCAACATTGTGTGCTCTAATTGATTGTATATATTGAAAGGAACATGCTGGACCTCAGCTTTTATGCGGCTGAGGTTTTGTCGGAGACAAGAGTGCGTTGTTGAACGTGCGATGGAAATATGTGTTTAACCAAATTATTAGTTATGAAAAAAGAGTTTTGTATGGTAATTGCATTTGCTATGGCTTTAGCCGGGTTATTTATGCTTATGTTTATGTCATTTGATTAGTGAATGTCTGTTTGTTGACTGTTTTATAGAAGGGGCAGCTTATTCAGCTGCCTTGTTCCATTTCCCAGGAATTAAGTAATCCATATTGTGTAATTATTCCCCATGTGTGGTACTCAGTTCCACATATTTCCACACATAATTATTCCTTCTTGTTTTTATAATATGCTGATGTATAATGTATTATGTGCTGATGTACATCATGGCATATCGTTTGTCCTATAGTTAATACAAAAACTATATTTATTTACTTAAAACTTACGATTATGAAAAAAGTATTGGTAGCATTAGCAATGGTTATGGGATTAGGCAGTTCAGTAGCATTTGCTTACGTGGTTTCTGGAACACAGTCTGTAGAGCAAACTCTGCAAAATCCTCAGGATGAGTTCACAAAAGTGGAAGTAAAAGACTTGCCTCAGGCAGTTATGAATGTCTTGGCTAAGGACTATGAGGGGGCTGTAATAAAGGAGGCTTTCATTTCCGAGAAAGAAACCGGTAAGATTTATAAGGTTGTGTTGACCATCACCGAGGAAAATCAATCCACTGAAGAAGTAACGGTACTTCTGAATGAAAAAGGAGAAACTGTAGAATGAATGGAAACTCTGTAGTGGTTCGGCATCCATCTACAGAGATGATTCGAGATGCTTTTATGTCTATCTCGTTAATGCGAAAGGGGCGGCTGAATAGTCGCTCTTTTTGTTTATATTGTAATAATAGTTCGTTTCTTTTTCGTCAGAAATTCCTATTATAGAGGGTTGTTTTATACAAAATAATGTTTATATTTGTATTCTAATCCCTATTGTATTATGAATGACAAACAACAACTTCTAATTGATTGTATTTCCCTTCTTCCCGTTATAGGCATTCTGGTTTTGATAACTGTTGCCAATGACCAGCTTGTTACTATGGTTGCTGCCTATGTGCTTTGCGGAGAACTCTTATGCGTATTGGTTAGCAGGATATTAAATTTGTACTATATTGATGTGGCTTTTGTTTGGTTGGGTGGGATTATGCTTTGGTTGTGGTATTGGCTCTGGTTGGAGTCAAGCCATGTAGTGATGGAGATTGTGGAAAGGACAGTTGAATGAATCGCTTCTTTTTCAGTAAAAAATCCCCGTAGCTGCTCAACTACGGGGATGGTGTCAAATAACAGAGTATCAATATGAGATACTAAGTGAGCCTATTCCATTACAGATAAATCATTGTCAACTTCATACTGGTTACAGCCAAAAGCCGCACACATTAAAATAAAACGTTCTTTTATACCTAATCCAGTATATCTGTCTACGGCTCCACTGCCTTTTGCATGAAGTCCTGCTGCGTATTTATCTATCTGAACTTTATTCATTAAATCTACATGAGTTTTACGGGCAAGTTTACTGCTTGCAATCTCATATATGGATTTGTACTCATTTGTTTCCAATGCCGCACTAAACATTGCCACTTTCCGGCTAATCTCACAGTATTCAAGTAGTTTTTTTATTTGATAATTGTACCCGGTTTCACCATTGCCATCAGGATAATAGGGTAACAAAGCATTGCTTGGTAGCCTACCTTTATACTTCATAATAATATCATAAGCAATACGAATGATGGGAGTTTTTATCTCAGTGCGTATAAGTCCATCCTTGTGTGTTTTTTGAGGTAAATAATGAATGTAAGGTATTCCTTCTTCAATGCTGATATTATCAAAAGTGAATCGTCTGAAATCACCTATACGGCAACCGAAACAACATTGAACAACGAATACATCTTTTACTCGCTGCAATGTTTCGGGACATTCTTTGTGGACAACTTCATTGAATTCTGTTTTGGTGAGAAAGAAAGGCTCGTCATATTGTTGCTTCATAATGGACTCTTTTTCTTTTCCTATCTTGCGGAAAGGAGATACGGGAATAACATCATTACTTTCAAGCTCCACCATAAATGCTTGTAACAATAAAAGTTTCTCAGCAATTGTATTCTGGCTTCTTTCCTTTGATGGCGTATTCCGCTTATTCATTTCTGCGTACAGTTCTGGAAATTTTTCAACCAGAGTGTATTCTCTGCGTAGAAAATCACGAAAATTTAGAATATGTTCCTTGTTGAATTTATTGACCGGCAACCCGTCAATGCCATTGATAATGAGGAATCGAGTCAGTTCCCTTATCACTACATCGTAATGTTTCTTTCTGCCGGGACCTATTACACCTGCATTTAGCCATCCGTCAACATAGCGTTGGAACATACTACACATGGATTCCTCTTCACTGCTGATGTTGTATTTTTCAGGATGTAAGTGCTGGTCTATTAAGATTTCCAGTTTTTCACTGGTTAATTCTTTGTTGCTCCCATAAATGGATAAAATTAGATTCTTCCGTTCTTCAATAGATGTGTTAAATGATGTTCTTATGTCTAACTTTATAATACTTTTAGCCTTGTATTTTTCAGTCTTGGCATCCCAAAGAGTAGGAGAGACCATAATATCTGATTTGTGGAATAACTGTACATTGCGTCCATCAGATAATCGAAATCTGACATTTACCTCTTTATCTTTCTTCCCAGTTCTTATAAATGCTTTTACTGTAGTCATATATTCTCTGTTATATCGGTTGTGCAAATATACATAAATTGCACAACTCAGTTCAAATATTGCACAACATAATGCAATGGTATGCAA